TTCTGGGGCGGACAGGTACCAACTCCGTATATCGAGGTGCAATGATGATTTCATATATAGAAAAAGGAATCGGTTTACACGAGGAGATCGCCCGACAAGGACACCGCCTCGAAAACCGTGACGGCACGTGGATTTCAGACAACGACGCCGCAGTTCAGGCGATCATCGACAGCTACGACCCGTTGCCCTACGAGAAACAGCAGGCCCATAGCGCAATCGACGAGGCTGCGGGCCGTGCCCGCGCTCGTTATATCACCGTGGCACCGGGACAGGAATCGACCTATCAGCTCAAACGCGAGCAGGCGCAGGCGTACAAAAACGCCGGATATACTGGAGCGGTTCCTGCGCTGGTACAGGCCGAGGCTGATGCGACGGGGAGCACGCCGCAGCAAGCGGCGGACAATATCCTCGCGGTGGCCGCGCAGTGGGAGACGCTGGCGGCGCAAATCGAGAAAACACGGCGTCAGGGGAAACTGCAGGTCGATGCGGTGACGCTGGCAAATCTCACCGACCAAGCGGCGATCACATTGGCACTCAATTCAATCCGGGCGGCGGCGGATAACGCCGTCGCCACGCTGGACGCGATATGAGCCTGGGCACGGAATCGCTCGGCGTATTACCGCTGGGTGTACCCGTACCGCAGGCCGCCAGCGGGCCATACGTCGCGCCGTCTGTCTATTTCGACGGCACGAACGATTTTCTCTATCTGCCGCTTCCCAACAACGTGGCAACGGTCGGCAGTTCAGTCGGCACGATTTCGTTCTGGATCAAACTCAACTCACCGCCGACAGCGGGTGTGAAACCCGGGATACTGCTATCCCCCGGCGGCGGCCTGCAGTTGCAATTCGACACGAGCGGGCTGATAGAGCTAATCGGGATGAACACCTCTGGCACGAGAGGCCAGGTGCTCATCATGCGCTCCGCGAGCCAATTATCCGTTGGGATTTGGCATCATGTTGCGCTGAGTTGGGATATTACAGTGAACCCGTCGAAGCAGAGGTTATACGTTGATGGAGCATCCGACTGGGGATACGGCTCCGTGCTAATCGGCGGCGTCATAGACGTGGCCGACAAGGCTTGGAATTTCTCGCTGGACAAGCTGAACTATTACAAAATCGACGGGTGTTTCGCGGACGTGTGGGCGGATTTCGGGCATTTCATCGATCTGGACGTGCCCGCGAATCTGGAGAAATTCAGAGACCCGTCCGGCCGCCCGGTCGATCTCGGCGCGGACGGCAGCGCGCCGACCGGGACCCAGCCGCCGATCTATCTGCACGGAAACGCCACCACGTTCGCGAACAACGCGGGCTATGGTGGGGCGTTCACAGTTTACGGCAATCCGACGGATTGCCCGACCAGCCCGAGCGGTGGCGGTGCCACCCACGCTGCAGCGATCACGCTCGCGCAATCGCTCGGCGCCGGTGTTTCGAACATCGCCACTCTCAACGCCGGCGTGACGCTCGCCACCAGCGTCGGCGTGAGCGACGGCGGCAACATGAGCACCACGCAGCAGGTGATGCTGGCGCAGACGCTGGGCCAGGCGCAGAGCGCGGCCATCTCGCAGGAGGCGGCGATCACCTACGCCCTGAGCCTGGCCGAATCGGCCTCGCCGCAGGCGCTGCTGCAGGCGCAGCTCGCCCTGGCGCAGAGCATGGGGGCGGCCAACGACGTCGTGGCCGCACTCGAGGCGCAGGCCGGCTATAGCATCACGCTCTCGCAGTCGCAGGCGGCGGCGATGAACGCCATCGCCGATACTAGCCTGGGCCTGAGCCTCGGCCTGACGCACGATTTGCCACCCCCAGGCAGCGTCTCTGCCGCACTCACCCTGGCCGCCGCCTACGGGGTCACCCCGGCGGCGAGCGCGGACCTGGCCGCCGCGGTGGCCTACGCCCTGCAACCCGCCGCCGTGGTCAACGGCGGCCTAGAGCTGGCCGTGGCCATCAACCTCGCCCTCAATGCAGGCATGGGGCAGTCGGCGCTGATCACCATCGAGGGCGGGCTCAGCCTCGCCCTCTCCATGACCGTGGCCGATTCGGTGGCGGCAGATTTCGCCGCCTCGCTCGAGCTGGGCTCCCTGCTCGGCGCCGTGATGGACGTGGCGGCGCAGATGCAGGCGGATACGAGCCTGGGCCTGCGCCCCGGCGCCAGCTACACCGGCGGCGGCGTCACCGAGGCCGGCGTCACCTATTCGGTGACCCTGTCGCAAACCGCCGCCGGCGCCACATTCGACGCCACCATCGTCACGCCGGATGGACGCAAGCTCACCATCCGCGCCGACGACCGGCTCCTGACCATCGCCGCGGACACGCGGACCCTGAACATCCAGTGAGGATCAGACCATGGAGAAGCACACCATCCAGCTCGAAAACCACTACCTCATCGAGTGCTACGGCCCCGACGGCAGGCTCAAGTGGACCGAGGAGATCCACAACCTGATCACCAACGTCGGCCTGGACGACGTGCTCAACCAGTACCTCAAAGGCAGCGCCTACACCGCTGCGTTCTACGTCGGTCTCACCAGCGGCACCCCGACGGTGGCCGCCACAGACACGATGGGCAGCCACGTCGGCTGGACCGAGGTCACGGCCTACACCGAGGCCGCGCGGCCCACCCTCACCCTGGGCGCGGTCTCCGGCCAGAGCGTGGACAACAGCGCCAGCAAGGCCACGTTCAGCATCAACGCCACCGCTACCGTGGGCGGCGCGTTCCTGGTCACGGACAACACCAAGGGCGGCACCCTCGGCACGCTCTACGGCGTCGGCGCGTTCAGCGGCGGCGACAAGAGCGTCGCCAACGGCGACACCCTCAACGTCACCGTGACCTGCACCGCGGCCAGCGCCTGATGCCCACCTATCCCGCCAACGGCGCCGCGCCTGTGGCACTGGCGCCGCTGGACCCGGACATCAGCGGCACCGCCAAGATCGACTATGCCATCGACTGGTCGGACTGGCTCGGCACGGACACCATCGCCACCAGCACCTGGTCCGTGCCCGCGTCGCTGGAACAGGTCAGCGCCACCAACACCACCACCACGACCACTATCTGGCTGCGCAACAGTTCGGCGGCGCGGGGCGCGACGTTCGTGATCACCAACACGATCACGACGGCCGCCGGCCGCACGGAGCAGCGCTCGTTCAAGGTGAAAGTGGCGGACAAGTGAAGCGGAGGACGGGATGAGCAAATACTGGATTCTGCTGGCCGTGCTGCTGCCGGCGCTGACCGGCTGCGCGTCGCTGAACGACGCCGGCCGCAGCGAATACAGCGTTGAGCCGGTGGCGGTGGACGGGAAAACGGTCTGCTGCCGGGTGCGCATCGTCTCCGGGCGCGAGGTCGGCAGGGTCAAGGCCAAGCTGCGGCAGACCGAGCGCGGCCCGGAGCTGGATCTGGACGTGCAGGGTATCCGCGCGTTCCAGGGCCAGGCCATCGCCGCCGCGGCGCAGCGGCAGACGGTGGACGCCGTGCGCGAGGCCCTGCCGGCCATGGTGAAGGCGGTGATCGCCGGGCAGCTTGCCGGCCAGGCCGCGGCAGGGGCCGGCAAGCTGCTGGCGCCGATGCTGGCCCCGCGCGCTCCGGGGGCGCGGCCGGGGGCCGCCCCGTGAGGGTGCTGTTCCTCACCGAGCTGGAGGTGACGCCGCTCGACTCGAGCGACCACGGCCGCCGCAACTGGCGCCTGGACGCACCGTTCGAGGCCGAGGTGCTGGACGTCTCCCGGCTCTACCTGCGCGTGCCGGCCGGGTTCGTCACCGATTTCGCCTCGGTCCCGCGCCTGCCGCTCACCTGGCTGCTGGCCGGCGACGTGGCGCACCAGAGCGCGGTACTGCACGACTGGCTCTACCGCACCGGCGGCGGCCCGCTCGGCCTCTCCCGCGCCTACTGCGACCGCGTATTCCTGGCCGCCATGCTCGAGGAGGGCGTCCCCGCCTGGCGGCGGCGTCTCATGTACTGGGGCGTGCGCCTGGGCGGGCGCGGCAGCTATCGCGCCGCCGGCGCGCCGCTGGGGATATGAGCCTGCTGGCGATGAGCGAGGGGGAGCTGCAGGAACTGGCGCGGATCATCCGCCACGCCGTGGCCGAGGAACTGGACGGCCGCGACCGCATCGACGCCGAGACCCACCGCGTCCACCACGACTGGGTGCGAGAGCAGATCGAGTGCGCCCGCCGCCGCCGCGAGATCGTCCTGCGCGCCGCGCAGCAGGCCGGCCAGTGGGCCATCGTCGCCGCGCTGGGATTCGTCGGCTGGGCCGTGTGGGAGGCCATCGTGAGGAAAATTCTCGGATGAACGCCCTACTGCTGCCAGCCGCCCTGGCCCTGCACATGAGCTGCTCGGCATGGGCGGACCTGGTGCTGAAGATCGCCGCCATGAGCGTGCAGGAGCGCGTGGTTCAGGCCTGGTACTGGCGTCACCAGCGCCCGCGCCAGTACAGCGATTATCTCTGGGCGATGCGCTACGTGCGCTCGATGGAGATCGACTCGCGCGAGATCACCCGCCCCCGCGCCGTCTGGGCCTGCGAGGACCTCACCGGCGAGCGCGAGCGGCTCAGCGACGCCTGGGACGGGCCATGAGCGGCCTGCCCCGCGAGCTGGAATCGGTGGTGGCCGCCGCGGCCGGGGAGGCTCGGCTGCCGCTCGCCCTGGTCCGGGCCATCGTCGTCGTCGAGTCCGCCGGCAACCGCTGGGCCTGGCGCGCCGAGCCCGCCTACCGCTGGCTGTGGGACTGGGCCGCCAATCGCCCGTTCCGCCGGATCACCCTGGCCGAGCGCGTCGGCGAGCGGGCCCCGGACGATTTCCCGCACCCGCCCTGGTGCAGCCGCCACACCGAGTGGTGGGGGCAGCAGTGCAGTTGGGGGCCGATGCAGGTGATGGGCGCGGTGGCGCGCCAGCACGGCTACGTCGGCCCGTTCCCGCGCCTGTGCGGGCCGGAGGGCGTGCGCGTCGGCTGCCGTCACCTCGCCATCCTGCGCGACGAGCACGGCCCGGACTGGCGGGACGTCGCCGCCGCCTACAACGCCGGCCGCCCGCGCCGCAGACAGGACGGCCGTTACGTCAATCAGGACTACGTGGACCGCGTCGCCGCGGCCGGGGGATTCGATGGCGATTGAAACAGCGGAAGATCGACTGGCCTATTTCGACACCGACGAGTTCGGCAGCGAGGCCTCCTGGTCCGGCGCCACCGTGCGCGGGCTGTTCGAGGATGGCTACTCGGAGGTGCTGGACACCGAGGGCCACGCGCCGACATTCACCTGCCGCAGCGCGGACGTCACCGGCATCGCCCACGGCGACACCCTGAGCATCGATTCCACCAGCTACACCGTGCGCGGCGTCCAGCCGGACGGCGCCGGCATCACGCTGCTCATCCTGGAGCGGGCATGACCCTGGAGATCCGCATCGAGGGCGACGTGCAGGAGATGGTGCGCTCGCTCGACGACCAGCAGCGGCGCATCGTCCCCGCGGCCCAGGTCTCGGCCATCAACAAGACAGCCGCCCAGGTGCGCACCCGCGCCGTGCGCGAGCTGGCCCGCAGCAAGAAGCTCAAGGCGCGCGCGGTGCGCAAGCGCTTCGCGCTCATCCGCGCCACCCGCCGGCGGCCCGCCGCCCTGCTGCGGGTCAAGCTGGCCGGCGGAGTGCCCTCCTCGGATCTCGGCGCGCCGCGCCAGACCGCCGCCGGGGCCCGCGCCGGGCGGCACAGCTTCCCCGGCGCGTTCGTTGCCACCATGCCCAGCGGCAACACCGGCGTCTATCGCCGCCTCCCGGCGGCGGCCCGCTCCACCGGCCGCGACAGCAAGGGCCGCCCGCGCCGCCACCGCCTGCCCATCGCCGAGGTGCGCATCCCGCTCAACCCGGAGGCGGAGCAGATCACGAACCGGCTGGTGCGCACCTTCGCAGCCGGCAAGTTCCGCGAGATTTTCGCGCGCGAACTGCGCTGGCGCCTGCAACGGAGGGGACTGCTGTGAGCCACGCCCGCCAGCAGATCCGCGACGCGGTGGTCACCACCCTCACCGGCCTGGCCACCACCGGCAGCCGCGTCTATTCCGGCCGCGTCCACCCGCTGGACGTGCTCCCCGCGCTCACCGTCTGGACCCCGGACGAGCGAATCGAGTACGACGCAATGGGCACCACACAGTCCCGCCTGCTGGTGCTGGTCGTCGAGGGTCGGGCCCGGGCCACCGCCAGCCTCGACGATACCCTGGACACCATCGCCGCCGAGGTCGAGGCCGCGATGATGGCGGACCGCAGCCAGGGCGTCGGCGCCCAGGAGACCAGCCTGGAACGAATCGAGACCGAGCTGGAGGCCGGGGCCGAGCAGCCCACCGGCCTGATCCGGCTCACCTGGGAGATCACCTACCGCGTGGACGGGACCGACCCGACCACGATCCTGTAGCAACAACGGAGGACTGAGCAATGGCAAATCACAGAGGCGCGGATGGTGTGGTCAAGGTCGGCACCAGCGCCGTAGCGGAGGTCCGCAGCTTCGAGATCTCCGAAAAGGCAGACACGATCGACGATACCGTGATGGGCGATACCGCCAAATCGTTCCAGGTCGGGCTCACCGAGTGGGAGGGCACCATCACCTGTTTCTGGGACGAGACCGATACCACCGGCCAGGGCGCCCTCACCGTCGGCGCCTCCGTCACCCTCAATCTCTATCCCGAGGGCGACCAGGTCGGCGACACCTATTTCACCGGCACCGCCGTGATCACCGAGGCCGGGCTCTCCACCTCGTTCGACGGGATGGTGGAGCGCACCTTCAGCGTCAAGGGGCAGGGCGCCCTGACCACGGCCACGGTATGAGCGCCCTCATCGACCGCATCCGCGCCCGCCATCACGACCGGCTCACCCGCATCGAGGTGCCGGAGTGGGGCGAGGAGGATACGCCGCTGGTCATCTACGCCACCCCCTATACCATCGCCGACGACAAGGCGATCGCCCGTTTCCTGCGCGACGACGACCCGGAGGGGTTCCTGGAGATCGTCATCCGCAAGGCCATGGACGGCAACGGCGAGCGGCTCTTCTCGCTCGAGGACAGGCCGGTGCTCAAGCGCACTGCCGACGCTGCCGTGGTCAAGCGCGTGGCCATGCGGATCATGGCCGGCGTCACCCGCGAGGAAGCGGAAAAAAACTGAGACAGGAGCCGGCGCTCATGGCCCAGTACGCCCTGGCCGACCGGCTCCACAAAACGATCGGGGAAATCGAGCAGATGCCGGTGGACGAATTCGTCCACTGGCTCGCCTACCTGAGGATCATCGACGATGGCAGTTGAGGCCCGCTACCGCATCACCGCCCAGGACAACGCCAGCCGCACCCTGCGCAACGTGCGCAGTGCCGCCCTCGGCGTCGGCCGGGCCATGGCCGGCCTGGCGGTCGGCGGCGTGGCGCTGGCCGGCGCCGGATTCGCCGCTATGGTGGCCAGCGCGTCGCAATCCATCGACCGCATCGCCAAACTGAGCCAGGCCACCGGCCTGACGACGGAATTCCTCAGCGAAATGGCCCACGTTGCGGCTCTGTCAGGCGTCAGCCTGGAGACCGTGGCCAAGGCGACGGTCCGCCTCCAGCGCGCCACCGCCCAGGCGCTGGATGGTGAGAAAACCTATGCCGATGCGTTTCGACAGCTCGGCATCGACGTGCAGCGGTTCGCCCGGCTCAGCCCGGACGAGCAGTTCGCGGCGCTGGCCGAGGCGACGAAAAACGCCAGTGACCAGACCACGCTCATGGCCGCCGGCTCGGATATCGCCGGCCGCTCGTTCGCGGAGCTGATCCCCCTGCTTCAGGGCGGCGCCGAGGGCATGGCCCAGGCCCGGGCCGAGGCCGCGGCGCTCGGGCTGACCCTCACCCGCGACCAGGCGGCGGCGGTGGAGGCCGCGAACGACGCGATGACCTCGCTCACCGCGGCATTCAAGGGCCTGGCGCAGGCCACGGCGGTGGACGTCGCGCCGCAGGTGGGATTCGTCGCCGCCCTCCTCCGCAACACGCTCACCCCGGCCGTCCGTGCCGCCATCGCCGGAATCAGGCAGTTCGCCAGCGGCCTGTCCCTGGCGCTCCAGGGCTACCGCGACCTGTTCTCGCTGGATATCGAATCGGCCATCCAGAATTTCCGGGCTGCGTTCGAGGAGTACGGCAAGGTGGGTGAGGTGATCACCGGCACATTCCGCCGCGCCAGGACCGAAGTCGAGAAAACGGCGGCAGTGGCCCGCACCGCCGGCCAGAATATCAAGGACGCCCTCACTGAACCGGTGATTGCCGGCGCCAGAACGCAGAAGCAGACCCTCGGCCAGCTCCTCGCCTTCGTCCGCCGCTTCGTCCTGCCAGACCTGCGCGCCGCCGCCGGCGGCGGCGAGTTCCGCCGTGGCACCGCCTCCGCCGTGAGCCGTTCCCGCTTCGCGTTCAACGACGCCACCACCCGCGAGCAGAAAACCACCAACCAGCGCCTGCGGCAGATCGAGGAGCTGTTGCGCTCCATCGAGATCAACACCGCGCGCCAGCAACTCGGGCCGGTCCTCGCATGACCACCGTCAAGGCCGAAATCCGCGACGGCACCACCTACAACCAGGCGTTCGAGGGCAACGCCGCCGCCGTCGTCTATGACGTCTCCGGCCTGCGCCAGAGCGGCCAGCGCATGCTCACCGAGGCCTGCGCCGCCGCCGGCATCCCGGCCCTGGGCGACCGCCACCCCTCGGACGTCACCCTCATCGTCCGCCGCAAGAGCGCCCGGCCCCTGGGCCCGGACAGCGCCCGCGTCACCGTCGAATACGCCCCGCCGGACCCGCTCACCCAGGAACCGCAAGAGGACCCGAGCCAGGCCGTGCATGGCGTCATCGAGGTCGGCGCCACCGTCCAGCAGGCCACCACCCAGCTCGACGTCAACGGGCGGCAGATCACCGTCCAGCACACCTACAACGAGGGCACCGCCCAGCAGCAGACCGTCGTCACCGGGGCGGACGTGGATATCTACGTCCCCCAGCACATCCTCCGCGCCACCCGCCGCGAGCGCTACAGCCCGCACGACACCGCCAAAAAATACGTCGGGCGCATCAACTACCTGGGGATCTGGGGCTACGGCGCCCGCGAGCTGCTCAGCACCCGCATCAGCGGCGTCAGCAACGACGGCGGGCAGAGCTACGAGGTCACCTACGAATTCCAGTACAACGCCGACACTTGGGACGCCACCCTCGTCTACCGCGACCAGAAAACCGGCCTGCCGCCGCAGGGGCTCAGGGCGGGCGAGGGCATCAAGACGGTGCAGATCTACCCCACTATCAGCTTTTCCGGCCTGGGTCTGCAGTTCTGATGCCAGAGCGCGTTCCCCCGTTCCGCCCCGGCACCCCGCTGAGCGCCCTGCGCCAGCCGCTCAACCGCCTGGTCGAAACCGCCAACAGCACCGTCCCGGCCCCGGGCCCGGCCGCCACCGGCCAGCGCCTGCCCACCCAGCTCCACCGCATCGTCCAGATGCGCGTGCTGCAGGTGGGCGGCGACTGGCTCCTCTGCGAGGAGTGGGACGGCGTCACCGCCGGCGCCCGGCACTACGTCGCCAAACCCTACAAACTGCGCCGCACGCCGTTCGAGAGCAGACGAATCAACGGGCTCGAATACAGCTACACTACGGACACCGAGCGCGTCGCCGACGGCGACCCGTGGGATGGCAGCAACCAGGAAACGCAGGTCGTGGTCCCGGCCTGGGCCGTCGCCGACGGCGCCAGCGGCTACGGCGGAGACCTTATCTACGCCGTCGACGACCCCGCCGGCGGCACCGCCGTCACCGACCCGGACAGCAACCCGGTCACCTGGCTCGACCTCAACTTGGACGGACGCGCCTGGGCGAAAAAGCAGGGCACTTGATGGGCTCGGATTTCGACAGTTTCGCTCAGTCCCCTCTGGGGGAAATGTTCGAGTCCGCGCTGCATGCGCGGGGCGCACCGGCAGGTACCGGCTCGATTTTCGTGATTGGCTCATGGGGCGCGTGGGACGGCGACACCTCCCTGGCCGCCACCTGCGTCCTGTATGATCCGGCAACATCGGCCTGGTATCCGATCGACGCGAATGGATCACCCAGTATTACCTACAATTTCCCCAATCACGAACTGTTCCTGATCGGCAGTCGCCTCTACAGCATCCGCTATTACGAGTCGAACAAGTACCTGTCCATCCAGCAATTCGACCCGAACCGCGCCTCCTCGTATGGCCATTCGTATGGTCGATTCTGGTCGCTCGCGTACCGCACCAGCACCGATATCAGCGACATCTCGGATGCCACCGAGCACGCCGGCACCCTGGTCGCGGTCGGCGGCTCCCAGCAGCTGGGAGGCAGCAACGTCCGCGTGGCGCAATTCGACGGCTCGGCCTGGTCCGATCTGGGCTTCCCGTCCAGCTACGTGCCCCGCAAGGTCACCTCGGACGGCACCAACATCTACGTGATGAATGAGCCGGACTACCTCGGCGGCCCGACATTCTCCTGGTACGACGGCAGCACCTGGACCCACGGCGCCGAGCATACCGGGTCCCCCGGATTCGACTCCGGCGTCCCGATCGACTTCGCCGCCCACAACGGGCAGATCTGGGTAGCCTACGACGAGGACCCCCTCACCGGCAGCGGCAACAGTGCCGGCGTTGCGACGTGGAACCCGACGACTGACACCGTCTCGCTGGTGCAGAAGGTGGACCGGAAGAACCAGATAATGCGCCGGATCAAATCCACCGGAGGCAGGCTGTTCGTGCTGGGCCGGTTCACCGCGGATGCGGTCTCCGGTGGAAATCCACTCTACTCGATCGCGGAGATCGTTTCCGGTGCGCTGTCTGCGCTGGATTACGGCATCGAATGGGTCCTGTCCGGCACGAATATCTCCGCCCGTCTGGAAGATGTGCACGTCCAGAGTAATGGCACGGCGCTGGTCGTCGGCTACAACGGCAACTACGCAGGCAACCCCGCCTCGCCGTTCAGCGGCGCAAAGGACGCATTCGCATTCAGCGCCGCCGGAACCTGGGGCGGCATCGAGGGCAGCGCCGGCATCACCTCGACCAGCAGCAACGATATCGCCCGCGCCGTCATCGATGCCGGTGAATCGTCGAAACTGATCTATCCATAGGAGTTCACCATGGCAACCATCTACTGGCTCGGCACCGCGGACGCGGTGGCCCAAATCACCACTGTACAGATCACCGCGTTCGACGCCGCCACCACCTACAGCCTCAGCGTCGGCGGCACCGTAATCGCCAGCGTCGCCGGCAACACCGACGCCGCCACCACTGCCACCGATCTGGCCACCGCCTGGAACAACTCCACCCACCCCTGGGCCACCGGCATCACCGCCAGTGCCAGTACCGATACCGTCACCCTCACCGCCGATACCGCCGGCGTGCCGTTCACCGTCACCAGCGCTGTCTCCGGCGGGACCGGCACCATCGGCAGCCCCACCACCACCACCGCCAGCGCCGGGCCCAACGACTGGAGCACCGCCGCCAACTGGTCCGGCGGCGCCGTCCCCGTCGCCGCCGACGACGTCATCATCGCCGACAGCACCGTGAACATCTGCTGGGGCCTGGACCAGTCCAGCGTCACCCTCGCCAGCGTCACCATCGAGGCCACCTACACCGGCAAGATCGGCCTGGACCGCACCGCGTTCGCCACCAGCGCCGACGGCGACACCCAGAACACCAGCAAGGCCGAGTATCGCGAGGACTACCTCAAGATTGGCGCCGACGCCATCGACATCGGCGTCCACACCGGCCCCGGAACCCCCGCCGGCTCCCAGCGCCTCAAGATCAGCAACACCAAGGCCGGCGCCAGCACCACCCAGGTCCACCGCACCGCCAGCGCCGCCTCGGAATCCGGCCAGCCGCCCGTGCGCCTGCTCGCCGCCAACTCCGCCGCCGACATCATCGTCCGCGGCGGCATCGTCGGCATCGCCGTGGACGAGCCCGGAGAAACCGCCACCGTCGGTGACCTCTCCATCAGCGCCGGCAGCCTCTACGTCGGCGACGGCTGCACCCTCTCCACCCTCACCCTCGACGGCGGCACCTGCCTCCTGCGCGCCGCCGCCACCGTCGCCACCGTCAACGCCAACAGCGGCACCCTCACCACCGACGGCGACTACGGCATCACCACCCTCACCGTCAACGGCGCCACCGTCTACGCCAATAACACCCCCGCCACCGGCAGTGCCATCACCACCGCGAACCTCACCAGCGGCACCCTGGACACCACCCAGACCACCACCACCCGCACCATCGCCACCCTCAACCTCACCGGCGGCTCCCTCGTCGCCAACCCCGGCGACCTCAGCATCACCACCCTCAACCCCCCGACCAACCCCTACACCCTCACCGCGTCCTGACGAACAAAAACGGGGCCACCAGGCCCCGTTCCCACAATCCGGATCGCGGCTCAGACCCGGAACCGCCCCAGCACCCGGGCCCCGTCCAGCAGCCCCCAGTCCTCGATGCTGTACTCGCCGCCCCCGCGGTCAAACCGATGCCAGGCGATCTCCACATCCAATTCCT